AAGGTCAGAAAGATCTATCGGCTGAGAGGAGCACCGCCCTACTGGATCCGCAACATCGAACGCGGTACCAAGGGAGCCTGGCATATCCATCTTGTGATCAAGCAGACACAGGAGGGAGATGCAGCGGCTATCGTAACCAAGGCATGGACAAAGGGTGGCACCTACGTGGCGGAGCTCCGGAACAGCAAATTTAACGGGGATGACATGGAGCAGCTGGCGAATTACCTGACCAAGGATGAGCACACAGCGGAGATCAAGGCGGACGGCACACCGGGCAAGCCCAGAATTGCGGAGGTCTCATATAATACCAGCCGCAATATGCCGCTTCCGGAGCCTAAGACGGACAAGCTGGTCCGCTGGAAGCCGGAAGTCAAACCACCCAAGGGATATTACATAGCCCGGATCCATGAGGGAATCAATCCGGTCACAGGATTTTTGTACCGGAGCTACACGCTGATCAGGTTAAAAACACAGGAGCGGAAGAAACCGCCGAACAGGGTAAGGAGGTGTTGATTTTGGAAAATGAAATGAAAGTAGTGGATATCTTTATAGGCACGACTCTCCGGGGATCTGCAAAGGGCTCCGGCCGGGTAATGTACATCATGAGGACCAAGCTTGCGAATGGCAGTGACTATGAAGCTGCACCGCAGATCGCAGAGTATGACGACACCACGGAGAGTGCATCCGTCCTGCGTGCCATCCGGGATGCCCTGCAGCGTCTCCATTATGCCTGCACTGTAGTGATCCATACAGAGTGCAGCAACGTGGCAGCAGCCATCGCACAGCACTGGCCGGAGAAGTGGCAGCACGATGGCTGGAAGAACGCTAAGGGCAATCCGGTAAAAAACGCAGTCTTGTGGGAAATGCTCCTCCAGGACGTGGAAGAGGGCGGTCATATCCTGCTGGCAGAGAGCGAAAAACACGAATATGCGGAGTGGATGCGGTTTAATCTGCCGCTGAAACGGGCATTAAAAGACATTTTTGCAGAAGTGCCGAAAAACTGACAGCATGAGTAGAGTACTCATGTTAGAGACCATTCCGGTGAATCCACCGAGATGGTGAGAATATAACAATATGACAGAAAAACAGTCGGTCACAAGGTGAAACCGACTGAACTACCGAGAAAAATTCGGAAGTTGCACCGGTGCAACCGGGGAAAGGAGAACAGATGGAGAAGAAATTTGGAATATTTAATACCGTAGAGGAGTTAAACAGGGCAGCAGCCGCCCAGAAGGCAGAGGGGGACCTGGAAGCGCTGATCGGACTGGCCACAGAGAACGGACTGGAGAAAGAGGATGCCGAGGACTACATGGACAGCGACGATGCAGAGGATACTCTGTGCAATGAGACAATGGCAGCAATCGGTAAGCTGAAACTGGAAGCAGAGGACCTGAAGCTGGAGAGCCAGATGAAGGACTGGAAAGATTTTGTGGTCCAGATGCTGATGGAATATCCGACACAGCACATGGAAGAGGACGGTGCAGCTCTGGCCAATGCCGTATTTAATCCGGATAAAAAGCTTTTGGATGTGCTGGCCGCCGGACTGAAACAGGCATCGAAAAACCGAGTAACGGTTGACCGGAGAATCACAAAGGCAGCAGGATTGCCGGAGAGCGCCGGACAGATTGGAATGTGCGGGCGTGATGACTTAAAAAAGATCATCTTGGATTATTACATGGGAGAGAAGAAATGATTGTATTTAAAGCAACAAACAATGACATGACCTGTAAACCAGGGCAGGGAATACAGTATCAGCTTGGAGTACCGGCGACGGCAGAACGGTCACAATGCGCATCAACAGGACTGCATGCCTGCGAGTATGTGCTGGACTGCACATGGTATTACGGACTGGGCGCCGGTAACAGGTATTTTAAAGCCAAAGCAGAAGGAGACATTGCAGAAGACGGACACGACACCCGCATCGCATGCACAAAACTGACTCTGCTGCGAGAACTGACCAACCGTGACATTGCAAAAGAAGCCATGCTTTACATGATACATCATCCGCGCCGGGATAACTGGAAGACCTCGCGTCATATGGTAGAGGTAAAGGAGAACACAGCAGAGATCAGGATTCCGGATGGGATCGCCATTGCAAGAGGAATCCATCCAAAAGTAAGCGGCTGTGACGGAGCACACCTGGGGCTGATCCAGGAAGAGAAAGGAAAGATCACAGCGGCCAAGATATTTGATGTGGACGGAGTCTATATCCTGCCGGGCGTGTGGTACACCCTGGAGGATCTGGCAGAAGCGGAGAGGAGGCAGCAGGCATGAAGTGGAGAGAAATACTGAAAGCACCGTTGATACCACGGACAAAAAGTAGGAAGAAAGAAAACCAGATCACTTTTCAGGCGACGGACCAGTACCTGATCATGGACATCTGGAAAAATAAAGTAAATATCTGCCGGCACGCCGTAGACCGGAAAACATGGGAATACGGCACCTATTACGTCGGATCAGGCAAAAAAGAGCAGACCAATCTGACAAATTGCACGGAAGGATTTGGAGGATGTTACTGGGGATCGGAACCGTGTAAGGGAGATTGGCTGGAAGAAAAACAGGCAAAAGAACTGGAGAAGTTTGTCCCGATGCATGATTACAGTTGGATCAGCGATCCCTTGCGGAGGATATGTCGGATGGAAAAAGACTACAGTGCGGATAAGAGGGAACGTGCCAGAGACCGGAAAGAACAGAGAATCAGAGATCTCATGAATAAGTGTCCGAAGCCGGGACACAGGGTATATGACTGGATCACTGAGAGACTGGTAGGAGATCTCCAGTATGCCTTTTATAACAAGCAGGACAAGACCTGTCATTGTACCGCATGCAACGGGGATTTTAAAGAAGAGGCAGCAGATGTCCCCGTAAAACATCGTAAACAGATCAAATGTCCTCTCTGTGGCCATGCCCTGACGGTGGAAAAAACAAGGGGAAGAATCCAAACAATCGGATGGCTGACGATGATCCACGACGTGGACGAGAAACAGGGAGTAGAGAGACATTTTAAGGTAACGGTGGACTGGCACAGAACAGGAAAGAGAGATACAGAGCTGGATGAACAGATCCGCCTGATGATGCTCCGAGGAGCAAAGGATTTTATGAAAATCTATTACTACTGTGATGTGTACTGGTGCGGATGGCACGACCACAATCCACAGAGCAGACGCTGGCATACATCCTACCTGTATCCAGATACAGAAGGAATCAAAGCAGGGCTGAAAGCTACGGCATACGAAGCCTGGTCAGATGTCATGCCAATGCTGGCACAGATGGGGATTAAGGCATTTTATAACGGATTGCTTGTGGAAAGCAATAAGCAATTTACCGGTATCGCAGAGTATATGGCAAAGGGACGCTTTTACCGTCTGCTGGATGAACTGTCACAGTGTATTACATACTGGGGCGGGTATTCGGGGAGAACAATCGAAGTAAACGGTGAATGCATGGAAGATATTTTACTGATAGATGACAAGCAGCTAGTCAACCGCCTGCGGCAGGAAAACGGCGGAATGCAGATGCTGCGTTGGATGCAGTGGTCAGAACTGGAAGAAAGAAAGCTGTCGGCAGAATTTATCGCATGGACAGAAAAAAACAGAATTGATCCGGAGGACTATGATAAATCTCTCGCCGGAGAATACATGTCTCCGGAACAGCTGATGAATTACCTGAACCGGCAGAAAAAGGAATCGTATCCGGGAATGAAGATCCAGGATGTCTGGAATCAGTACGAGGACTATCTGTCCATGTCACGAACGCTGGGAAAACACATGGATGATGCACTGGTACACCGCCCCAGGGAATTGAAGCGCCGGCACGATGAAGTGAATGAGGAAGTGGAACTGCACAGGGAAGAATTTGAAAGGAAAAGAAATGCGGAAATGGCAAGGAAGCAGGCGGAGGAGATGAGGAACAAGTATCCGGGATATGAGGATATCCTCTCCGAGATCAGCGAGAAGTTTGAGTATCAGAATGACACCTATTGTATTGTGGTTCCCAGGGACTTTATGGAGATTACAGCAGAGGGCATGGCACTGCATCACTGCGTCGGTAACACGGAGAGATATTTTGACCGGATTGTCAGCAGAGAGACCTATATCTGCTTCCTGCGGCAGCAGTCGTCCCCGGATAAGCCTTTTTACACGATAGAGGTGGAGCCGGGCGGTACCATCCGCCAGCACCGGGGAGCCTACGACGAGGAGCCGGGCATAGAAGAGATCAAGCCGTTCCTGAGGGAGTGGCAGAAGGTGATCCGCAAGCGCATGAGCAGGCAGGATCATGAATATGCCGCACAGAGTGAGATCCTGCGGCAGAAGAACATAGAAGAACTGAAGGCAAAGAATAATACTGTGGTCCTGAAAGGACTGGCAGAAGATCTGATGGAGGTAATCTGATGGAATTAATGGAATACACAAAAACTTATCAGGAATATAAACAGGAACTGGATGCAGTTCTCACCCGGACAGCAGAGGACTTTGTACAGATCGGGTATCTGCTTAAGGTGGCAAGGGATACCAATGTACTGGAAGAGAGTGGGTATGCCAATGTGACGGACTTTGCCAAGGCAGAATATGGCATAGATAAGACACAGGTAAGCCGCTTTATCAGTATCAATGACAGATTTTCGGAGGATGGCTACTCTGATCATCTGCTCCCGAGCTACAAGGGATTTGGATATGCAAAGCTTACCTTGATGCTGCAGATCCCGGACGAGATCAACGAGGCGCTTCCGCCTACGCTGTCCAAGGCAGAGATTCAGGACATAAAGGACGAGGTGGATGCTGAGAGCAAGGTCACAGATATTGAGGTGGAGATCGAGAAGGCAGAGGCAGCAGCCGTCACGGACAAGCCCATGCTTCCACCGGAGGGATCACCCTTGGAAAGAAACCTCTGGCAGCTGGGTAAGGAGCAGGAAGATCTCTTCCGGAAGCTGTGGATGGTATGCTTTATGGAAACAGCAAGCGGAAACAGAAATAATGCAGAGATCATAGATGTACTGATTCCGCAGGGAGACGCAGTGTATACCGTCCGGATCCCGGGAGAGCGCCGCACGCAGATCATTGTTAATTCTGATGGAGCTACCATCGTGAATTTGAAGACGCTGGAGCGGAGTAAATACACAGAAAATCAGATATGCCTTGCAGTACGGTCACTCGTAGATGGAGGCAGCAGTCCTGAGGAGCAGTACAAGATGTTATATGGCGAGGACTTAACACCGGAAGAACCGGAAATTGCACCGGTGCAACCGGATGAGACTCCGAAAGAGAAGAAACCTGAAAAGCGTAAGGAATCCCGTGTGACCAAAGCAAACACAGAACCGAAGAAAAAGCCGAAGGAGCCGGACAAGAAGCCGGAGCAGATGACCATCCCGGGAGCCGCACCGGATCCGGCACCGGAAGAGCCGCAAACACAGGTAAATGACTCGTCCTCCCGAGAAACTGACGCGGATAATCAGAATACCGACACCATGGGTACGGAAGAGCAGGTACCGGGACAGACAGACCTTGAAAACGACTTTCCGCAATATTGCCCATCTAAAGGAGACCAGCGCACAGCTTATCTCCAGTCCATCCGTGGAGCAGTGGATAATCTGGTACGTTACGCAGAGATGGATCTGATCAGCGCGGCGCGAGTGCAGGTGAAAGATATCTCCGGATACCTGGATAGACTGGAAGAACTCAGAAAAGGAGGCAGACAGAATGCCGAAGATGTCGAAACAGGCGAGAGCGAGGGAGTTTAATGCCGCCTCTCGTCAGATCATCAAGGAGCGGGATCTGTATCAGTGCATCTTTTGCCGTATGGAATATCACATGGAGGACGTCACCTGGTACGGACAGCAGCTGCAGAGCATCATGCACTACATACCGCGCTCACGTGGCGGACTCGGGATCCCACAAAATGGAGCCCTGGGTTGCCAGAGTCACCATGAGATGCTGGATAACGGAAACAAGGGCAGACGGGAGGAGATGCTGCAACTCTTCCGAGCGTATTTGCAGGACCATTATCCGGACTGGAGCGAGGATGCCCTGACCTACAGCAAATGGAAATAATGTATATACAAATTTGTATATACAAAACGGAGAAATTATGAAAGCACGAACTGAACTTATCTCAGTACGACTGACACCAGAAGAAAAACGGCGAATGGAATATTGCGCTGAAATGATGGGAATTACACAGACAGAACTTTTAGTGCGTGGAATCAATCGCTATTACGACAGCGTTAAAGAAACAATTAAGAAATTAAACCAATAAGCCTTTTGGAGTGTACTCACGATAACTATAGACATAGCCACGGGGCGGCCGCTGATACCAAGAGGCAGTAGCCGCCCGGGAAGGAGACAACAATGCAGTATAAGGACTGGGACGGCAATCTTCCGCCGGATCCTGCGCCACGAATCCATAATGTACATATCGGGGATGTTATAAAAATAAAAGAAAACGAAGAGGATCCGGGGAGATGGGGAAAGCCATTCAGGGAATACGAAATTATAGAAATTTATCCAAGAATAGTATTAACCAGGGATAAAAAGACCGGATTCCGCCGGAGCTTTTCTTACGGAGATCTCCTGACAATGGGGTTGGAGAACCAGGATCCGGAAATAGAGACCATGCGTAGATCATACGCAAAGGACCAGCGGAAAGAGAGCATATCAATGACACGCAGCTCCTTCAATCCGGACTATGATCCGGAAAAATACCGAAAGAAGAGGAAAAAGAAGAATGAAGACAGTGGAGAAGAAAATCCTGCCGAAGTACTTCCAGACAGTGAGGAATGAGAGAAAAAACTTCGAGCTCCGCAAGGATGAGGACAATATACAGCCGGGAGACATACTGATCCTGCGAGAATGGAACGATGGCCAGTATACTGGAAGAATGGAAGCGCGTAAAGTAATGTATGTGCTCCGGGATGTACCGGAATATGGACTGATGCCGGGTTACTGTATCATCGGATGGTAAAGGAGTAGTGAAGAATGAAAGTACGAGAACTGGCAGAATATTGTAAATCAATACTGATTAACTGCAATAACTGCAAACATAAAACAGAGTGCGAGAAATTAGAAGATAAGCTGGAAAATATGTCACCTTATGGAGTCGTAGACATAGTGGATAGGGATGAAGAGTTAACTTAGGAATGGAGGAGGCGTAATGTATCGAGATGATAGATGGGAAAAAGGAATGTATGCAGATGATTTGGTAAAGTTTCACTGTGGCTCATGCGGCGATGAATTTATAGCGGGGAGAGCAGCGATAGAAAAAGCAAATACTAAAGGTCATCGCATATGCTGTCCGTATTGCGGCAGCAGGTACCCAGAAGAGCGGGTCAGCACCGATGAGGAGGACATGGAATTTTTGTCAGACGCAATGGGATGCTTGGCAATATACGTAGGTGACGAAGATAACTAACTTTGGAGTTCCTTTGGGAGAATGGAGGTAGTGAAAATGCCAGACATTACAGAAATTATCAATATTATAGAAAAATCATGGGGAGTGAATTCTATTGGTTGTCCTTTTGGTTCATGTACAGAGGAATTTGCGAACGAAAAGATGATAGAAATTGCCAATAAAAATAATTTCCCTGATGATGTACTTAAATTGATTAAAGCTAATCAGATTAAGTTTCATAAATATCAGAAATTTGACAATGGGCGTGGCATAGGTAGATATTATGCAAATTTGGTAAGACAAATAAATTAGGAAATAACGAAGGAGGTAGCAGAATGATAAAAATGGTTGAATTTGATGAAGGAGTCTGGGTACCGGAAGAATGCTGCACCATGACCAATCCGGCTACAAGCGAAGGAGAAAGCGTCCCGGACGATGTAGAGATGCCGTGTGAAGGATCCGAGTCCTGCACAGGTGATTGTGATAATTGTATAATCCAGATAATCATGAACGAATATGCGTTGTGCACAGGACAGGCGACAGATCAGGCTAAGAAAAAGAAATTCTCTATCCGCATAGACATCACTATGGATAAAGAAATGTCATATGAAGTAGCGGAGCGGACTATTATGAATGCATTAAGACAGGCAGGAATGGTAGGACACTGCGGTGGAATCAATTAGGATTTAGCGGAGGTAGAAGAATGATATTATTGCAAGACGGTGTAGAAGTGTTTTGCCCGATTGGATATTGTAAAGCAGATAATGAAAAAAGGAATCCAAATGATATAGAACAATGTCCGATTGGGTGTGAAACGTGCGACGGAGACTGTTTTTATTATGATGAGGATTTAAACTAAACTGAAATATTAGGATTTAGCAAAGGAGTTAAGCGAGAAATGTGGTCACACGATGAGCAGAAAGAAATAAATGACAGCTACGCTGTTATGGCAAGAATAACGTGTAAATATTGCGGATCAGTAGTACACAAATATGTGGAAAGCCATTATACAGGCGGTTCCAAGTGTGTGATATTGGCAAAGTACTGTAGATTTTGCGGTAATGCTCTTAGGATTTAGTGGAGGTAGAACATGAGCTGTATGCGATGTATCTGCGAGCATTGTGCAAATAATCCAAACTGCTTTGATCATTGCCAGGGAGAGATGGATGAACCGTGCTTTAACTGTGATGATTGCATCCACTGGGATGGCAAGACAGGACGGGAGATGTGGCGGGACGAGTGCCACAAGTACAAGATAACGCAGTATTGGGCAAATCGTCTCCGGCGCAAAATGAAAATAGTTAGGATTTAGCGGAGGAAATCATGGTGCTTGATTACAGAGAAATATCAAAGGCATGGGATGAACAGAAGCCAATCGGAGGAAGAAGCGGTGGAAAATCATTTTGGCTTGCTATCAAAATAGCTATCGAAAAGCAGATACCACAGAAGCCGAGAATTGAAACCACAAAAGAAGTACCTAAAACCAACAATCTTGGACGATTATTATATTTCTACTGCCCAAGATGCGGAAAGTTTATTGTTGGGTCATATGAAACAGATAAAAAGCGTGGTGGCGGAATTTCCCAGAAGCTAAATGGATGCTCTAACTGCCTTCAATCTATAGATTTTTCAGAATGGCAAAAGAAAGAATCAGATGATTTGGTATTAGAAGATTAAATAACGATATCGGAGGTGTAGAAATGGCAATTTTGAATTATACAACCACAGTGGATTCATTTAAGACAGTATCAGAGATTGAGTACATTCTGATGAAGCATAAAGCAAAAAGTATCATGAAGAATTATGACGGAGAGTCAATAACAGGTCTTTCCTTCCTGATTGATACCGGTTTTAAGCAGATACCAGTGAGGTTGCCGGTAAAGGTGGATGAATGTCTGGAAGTGTTAAAAAAGGAGAAAAAGAACAGTCCGAGAAGCAGCATCAAGGCTACCAGGGAACAGGCAGAGCGTGTAGCATGGCGCATTTTGAAGGACTGGGTAGAAGCGCAGATGGCCCTGCTTGATATTGAGATGGTAAAGTTTGAGGAAATCTTCCTTCCGTACATAGAAACAGAAACTGGCCAGACGATTTATGAGAGATTGGAAAAGAAGCAGTTTCTGCTGGAAGGGTAAATTAGAATTTAGCGGAGGAAGAACATGAGTATAGATAACGGAGAAGTGAAGTATTATCAACCGAGATTTGCAAAATGGATTCAATCAGCGAAATGGGATAGCATTGCTGAGAGGTTATCTGAAACAAGCATGTCTCTTATTACACAGGTTATGAATGCAGAAAAAGATGGAGACTGTAGTTGGATTGTATGGCATGAATGTGATCATGTTCTTGAGAGCATTAGAAAAATTGCAAATCGGTCAAACTGAAATATCGCAAAAATTGTGTAACAGAAAGGAGATAGGAATGGCGAGACCGAAGAAAGAAGGTAAGAAGAACATCCGGAAGGATATCAGCATGGATCCGGAGCAGTATGAGAGACTTATGAATTATTGCCGGCAGCAGGACAGACCTATCTCCTGGGTGATCCGGCAGGCGCTGGACAATTATTTACCTGTGTAACGGTACGTATTATTACACAATAAAACTGAAAGTTAGTGAAGGAGTGATAGAAAAAGAGTAATAAGTATCATACACAATTTTAGAGCCAACTGCAGAGGAGCCTGCAATCGATGCCAATAAAACAGCGGTAGACCATCCGACCAAAGATAGCATCTACCGCTCACTGCTTAAGGACATCATATCACACGGATGTTTCTTAGGCAACGAGAAAATGAGGTGCGCATATGACTAAAAATGATTTAATCAACGACGTAGCCTATGAATTACGTGACAGCATGACCAAAGAACAGATCGACCGGATGAAGATTACGCTTTACGTAAAATTGCAGGACTTTGAACTGGCAGAGATCAAACAGCTGCCAATGACCATTGAGCATGACAATGAGTGGTTAATGCAGAGATACTGTGTGGATATGGTGGCAGCAGGACTCCATGCCGGCACGATCAAGAGCTACATCGGGATCATCCGCAAGTTTTTTGACTTTGTGAACAAAAATTATAAATATGTGACAGCGCAGGATATCACAGATTATCTTGCTATTAGATCCTATCGTGATCACATCAGCCACAATTATAAATCCACAATATACCGGTACTTATGCACATTCTTTTCCTGGGCATTTAAAAAGAGGCATATCCAGGACAATATTGTTGACGGAGTAGATAAGGTTAAGCAGATCAAGAAAAAGAAGGTACGATTGACAGATGAGGAAGTTGAAACTATCCGCTATGCGCTGCAAACGCCAAAGGAGAAGGCGTTGTTTGAATTGATGATCTGTACCGGCATGCGTGTCGGTGAAATCTCTTACCTCAACGTGTCAGATATTGATCTGACAAATAAGCAGGTATCAATCTATGCCGAGAAGACAGACACCTACCGTACCGGAATGCTTACGCCGGTAGCAGTGATGGCACTACGAAATTATATCGGGGACAGGCCCGGGACTGATCCGCTGTTTTTGGCAGATCGGGCACCGCATAACAGAATGAAAGAGTATGGCATAGAAAAGTTGGCCAAGGAGATGGCAGTCAGGGGAGGAGTAACCAGGATAACAGCAACCGTGCATGTGTATCGTAAGACATTTGCAAGTGTACTGTATCGCAAGACGGGTGATGTCCTGCTGGTGAGTAAATTACTTGGACATGCTAAGCCAGACATGACAGTGCAGTATTATCTGATCGACGATATCGAAGAAATGCAGCACAAGTATAACAGAGTAGCATAGTAATAGCACCGGAAATTGCACCGGTGCAACAGAAAGGAGAAAGCATCGATGCAAAGAATTAACAGAGCAAGCTGGAGGATTATCGAAACTATATTATTACGGTATCCCCAACGAAAGAAAGAATATGAGGAGTACATATCGGAGATCATGGCATCGCCGGCGGGAGGCAGCAGTCATCCGTCGGATCCTGCCAGGGAAAGGGACAAGGCGCAGTCTATCACAGAGGCAAAAGCCCTGAAGATGACATCCGTATACCATGAACGGATCAAGAAAGAGATTGAGGCAGTGGAATTTGTATATAATTCTCTTCGACCAGAAGAACAGAAGGTAATAAGAATCAGGTACTGGAGTAAAGGTCTCAGAGCACCGATTCCCTACCTAAAGATCGGTGGTGCCTCGTACAGTGAGAGACAAATGAAGAGGATAGTTTTTAAGACCATAGAACAAATCGGAAGGTATATCGGGGAGCTGAAGTAAAAGATGGCATGATTTCGCATGTCAAATGTGATAATATAGTATCGTGATAAATTAGTGATAAGGGCAATGCAGATAATCTGCGTTGCCTTTTTTCGTGGAGTTGCACCGGTGCAACAGTAGAAAGAATGGTGAGCGGATGGCAAAAGGCAAATATGAGTATTGGCTGACACCGGAAGGCTTGCTGAAGCTGGAAGGATGGGCAAGAGATGGATTAACAGATGAACAGATTGCCTCGAATATGGGTATCACACCTAAAACATTGTATAGGTGGAAAGAACAGTATTGTCAGATTTGTCAGTCCCTAAAAAAGGGAAAGGAAATTGTTGACATTCAGGTAGAAAATGCACTTCTGAAGAGGGCACTTGGATATCGGTACAATGAAGATAAGTATATCAGTGTACCGATGGAGCAGGAAGAATATTACCAGAAACTCAAGGAATATATGAACCGCTACAAGCTTGAACATCCGGAGGCTACAGATGACGAACTTATGCTTGTAAGGGAAAAGTTTCCAAAAACAAAAGAAATGCTTGTGGAACGGAAGGTAAAAGAAGTAGAACCGGATACCACAGCCCAAATATTCTGGTTAAAGAATCGGAAGCCGGATAAATGGCGTGACAAGCAGGATGTCCAGATCTCCGGAGAACTTAAATCAGAACAGAGCAAGCTGGATAACCTGATCAGACAGATGCGTGGTGGTGGATAATGAGCACAAGTGAGCTGCTGTTATCAGAAAAGTATAAAGCATTTTTACGGTGCAACGCTCCGGTAGAATTCCTGGAAGGAACTACGGCAGCAGGCAAGACAACAGTGGGAATATTTAAATTTATGCTCAAGGTAGCAGAGAGTCCAAAGAAGTTACATATCCTTGCGGCAGATGATACCGGTACGGCAGAAAAGAACATTATTAACAAGGATCTGGGTATTCTGGATGACTTTGGTATTTTGGTAGAGTATAACGGTAGCGGTACCAAGGATGACAAGATACCACATATACTTTTTCACGCTACGGGCGGAGATAAAGTTATTTATGTGTTGGGTTACGGCAACAAGAAAAAGTGGAAGAAAGCTCTAGGTGGACAATATGGATGCCTGTACATTGATGAAATAAATACTGCGGATATCGATTTTGTTCGTGAAGCATCCATGAGATGTGATTATCTCATGGCAACGCTTAATCCGGATGATCCGGGACTGCCGGTATATAAAGAATATGTCAACTGCGCCAGACCACTCCCTGAGTGGAAACAGGATACTCCGCAGGAAATCATAGATGAATTAAAAGAAGAACCAAAGGACGGATGGATCCATTGGTTCTTTTCTTTTAAGGATAATGCAGGATTGCCGGAAGATAAGCTACAGCAGATCCTGCAGAATACACCCAAGGGCACAAAGATCTGGAAGAATAAGATCCAAGGATTGCGAGGAAAAGCCACAGGGCTTGTATTTTCCAATTTCAGCAGAAAGAAGCATGTGGTTACTGCTGCATGGGTAAAGAAACAGATTGCGGATGGGAATATCCGTTTCAGGAAGTTTACAGCAGGACTGGATACATCATATTCCTCAAAATCTCCGGATACTATTGCAATGATCTTCCAGGGCATTACGGATGACCGCAAGCTGATCACACTAGCTGAGAAGGTATATAGCAATGCGGATCTCAGTGTGCCGCTGGCTCCTTCTGACACAGCGGTAAAGTTTATAGCTTTTCTGGATAGATGCAGATCGGAATGGGGATTTGCAAAAGAGTCTTTTATTGACTGCGCAGATGCGGCAACAATAACAGAACTTCGAAAGTATAAGCGCCTGCATGGGTGCCTTTATAATTTCATTGAGTCCTACAAGAAGGTAACAATACTGGACCGTATCAATTTACAACTGGGATGGATCCAGCAGGACTGCTATCTGGTAGTTGAGGATTGTACAAACCATATCTCAGAATTGGAACGCTATTCATGGGACGAGGAAGAGGATGTTCCGGTACCGGAGGATAAGAACGACCATACGATCAATGCAAACCAGTACGGATGGATTCCATACCGGAATATGATTGGATTCGAGGAGGATAAACAGAGGTGAACCTGATGGAAAAGATAAATGAGAATATCAAAAGAGGTATACGGAGCTGGCTGAATGTTTCTCCGGCGAATCCCTATGTGTTCAATATCAATGAGATGATGGACTTCGAGGGGAATGCGATCCGAAACCGCATCTGGTATCGTGGTGACAGCAACGAACTGGAGCAGTTCTATGAGCAGAATGCGGAATATGCAGATAAATATAAATTCTGGTCCAGCAAGAGTACACCGGGGATGGAAATGCGCAAGATCCACACAGGTGTTCCGGCGCTTACGGTGAGAACTCTGGCAGCAGTAGTCCTTCCGGATATGGGGGAATTTGAATTTTCCTCAGAGAACGAAAAACAGAAACAGATATGGAAAGACATTGCAAAGCCTGAGAATAATAACTTTGCCGATAAGATAGAGGATGCAATCAAAGAGACGCTGTATATCGGAGACGGGGCTTTTAAAGTGTCCATTGATACAGAGCTCAGTAAGTATCCTATTTTAGAATGGTATGCCGGGGATCGTGTCGAAATCATCCGGAAAAAGGACAAGGTCAGGGAAGTAATATTTAAGACACCATACAGCGGAGGAGGCAAGACATATGTGCTCAATGAGATATATGGATATGGGTATGTAAAGAACGAACTGTATCTGGATAACAGACAGGTTCCGCTGACTACATTACAGATAACCGATTCACTGGAAGACGTGACCTTCGATAAAAACGTTATGCTGGCGGTGCCTATGATGTTCTATAAGTCGGCAAAATATGAAGGACGTGGCGGAAGCATCTTTGACGGAAAGGTGGACAGCTATGATGCGCTGGATGAAGTATGGAGCCAGTGGATGGATGCACTGAGAGCAGGAAGAGCCAAAACATATATTCCGGACTGTCTGGTTCCGAGGGATCCGGAAACAGGAGCTGCGATAACACCGAATCCGTTCGATAACAGATATTTTGCAGCAGAAGGAGACCAGCGCGAAGGGCAGAAAAACGTAATCAGTACAGACCAGCCGAGCATTCCTCATGACAGCTATCAGGCTTCCTACTGTACGGCACTGGACCTTTGCCTGCAGGGGATCATCAGTCCTTCTACACTGGGGATTGATGTAAAAAAACTGGATAATGCAGAAGCGCAGCGTGAAAAGGAAAAAACAACGCTGTACACAAGAAATATTATCGTGGAAACTCTTCAGACAGTATTGCCACAGGTAGTATCCATGTGTATCAACGCATATCACCTGATGAAGAATGAGGCAGTGGAAAGTGTAGAGGTAAATCTCCCATTTGGAGAATATGCCAATCCTTCATTTGAATCTCAGGTGGAAACAGTTGGTAAGGCAAAGCAGAGCGGAATCATGAGCATTGAGCGCTGTGTGGAGGAATTGTATGGTGACAGTCTGGATGATGATTGCAAACAGGAAGAGATCGCAAGGCTCAAGGCAGAGCAGGGTATTCAGAGTATTCCGGAGCCGGAAATCAGGACGGATGCAGGAGAATTCAGGATAAACGGATTTGCAGGAGGCAGTGATGGAAGTAAAGGTAGCGAAAAAAACATACCGGATGAACCGGGAGGAATACCAGGGGCTCCTGGAGGTGGCCAGTGAGCAGGTCCCGAAAGGAATCTATGCAGTGGAAAAAGGTAATTATGCGGAACTCCGATGTGATCATTGTACCAGCGTCACGCAGATCAAGACATTGACCAGACAGTTTAAAAGCCAGGGATTCAAGGTATATGCAAACGGCAGGTGATTAGATGCCTAAGATAAATTCAGAATATGATATCGGAGCAGCATTCCAAGCTATTGAGAATGAACTCATTGCTTCCATGATCCGGAATATGCGAAGACATAAGATTGAGGAAATCGATGAGGACAAGCAGTGGTCCATGTGGCAGGCAGAACAACTCCGGGCACTGGAAAAGTACAGAAAAGAGAATCAGGAGCGGTTCGGTGCGAAATTCAAGGATATCAATAACCGAATCGAAGCACTGATCAGTACTGCCAGGGATGAAGGAGATATGGAGCAGGAGATAGCCATACTGGAGGCTATAAAGAAAGGTTTCCAGGCAAGAAGAGTAAGTCCGGGAGCATCGGCGGCATTCTTCCGGTTGAACCAGAGGAAGCTGGAGGCGCTGATCCGGGCGACCACATCAGACATGGAAAAGGCTGAGACAGCCGTCCTGCGCATGGCAAATGACCAATATCGCAAGATTATTTTTAATGCTCAGGTATATGCCAACAGTGGAGCAGGGACTTATGAGAAGGCGGTAGACATGGCTACAAAGGATTTCATTGCCGCTGGTCTTAACTGTGTGGAATATGCCAATGGATCCAGGCACACATTGGCAGACTATGCGGACATGGCAATACGGACAGCCAGTAAGCGTGCATACCTGCAGGGGGAAGGGCAGAAAAGGCAGGAATGGGGGATATCCACGGTGATCATGAATAAGCGTGGAAATCCCTGCCCAAAGTGTTTACCGTTTGTTGGTAAGATACTGATCGATGATGTATGGAGCGGCGGAAGCGCCAAGGATGGACCATATCCCCTGATGAGCGCGGCAATAGCAGCAGGACTATACCACCCTAGATGCAGAGACAGCCACACTACCTATTTTCCAGAATTGGAGGATTTGGATAATGAATACAGTAAAAAAGACATAGAAGATATCGAAGAACAGAACAGGAAAGAAGCAAGACAGCAATATGCAGAGAGACAAGAGAAAAAATTCCATAGATTAGCATCATTTTCACTGGATCCGGAGAATAAAAGCAAGTACCGTGCGAAGGAAAAAGAATGGAGTCAGGAAACGGAAGACCGGCATAAAGTTCCTGATGAGGTGAAAGTGCCGAGATCGGATACTCCGCAGATCATGATCGATTTAATGGATCAGTACACAAGAGATGAGTGCATCAAGATAGATGAACTGTCAGAATATGCATTTTCGTATGATCTTGATAATGATTTGATAATTATCAATCCGAGACATCCGCAGTATGAAGAGGAGAACTACAAGCATGTGCTGGCGCATGAAATAGCCCATAGAATTGATCATAATGAGTATGGCAGTCCCATGTATGCTGAATTCGCAGAGGCAATAAAAAATACAGAAAACAAAATATTGCAAAAAAAGGAGAAGTATCAACGGAGACTTGCTGTAAATGGTGATTTAGAGTACAATTACTTCATCAGTGATATAATGTCATGCATAACAGACAATGTGATTACAGGAGTATACAGACATGAATCACAATACATAGGTAAACCCGGATATGCGGAGTCGGAGATATTTGCGGATATATATGCTGCATTGTATCAGTCGGATGATATAACTGTAGAATTCATAAAAAGTGAATTGCCAGAGCTATATGAAGCATTTATGAAAGTGCTAAAGAGGTAATTATGTTCAAAAAAGAATTTGTTGAAAAAATGAAAAACGATGAGGAACTGCAGGAGTTGCGCAGGAAAGTATTATCCTTCTCCGAAAAAATGGGAGATGCCGCATACATCATCGGAAAAGATAAAAGCTATGAGGATTATAAAGAACGTTTGCGAAGAATGGTAAAAGAACATGAAGCCACCGATCAGTAGATTGGTGGTATTTTTATCTCGAAAAAAGAAAATTGCACCGGTGCAACAAATAATCTGGAATCCACACGCTTCATGGCGTGTTTTTTTATGCCCAAACACGAGCAAGGCAATAAACTGCAGCGTGACCGGAGACACCGAAGACAATGGATCGCAGTAAGGGTGACACCCTCAAAATGGAAAGGAGTACGTTATGTTTTACAAGACAGTAAGAAGATTCTTAGACCCCGATGGAAGCCAGGGCGGAGCACCGGCAGGAGAACAGACTGATCAGCAGTCACAGCAGAATGCAACACCGCAGATTGACTATGGGAAAATCCAGCAGATGTTGGATGGAACTCTTGCGGCAAAAGAGGATACGGCATTGAAAGCCTATTTCAAGCAGCAGGGACTTTCCCAACAGGAGGTGGAACAGGCTATAGCAACCTTCAAGGAACAGAAGGCGGCAAATCAGCCGAATGTGGAAGCATTGCAACAGCAGGTCGCAACCGCAGCAGCTGAGGCAAGACAGGCACAGATCCAGCAGGCAGCGACGATGACAGCAGTCGGACTGGGAATCAGCGTAACATCCATTCCCTATGTACTGAAGATGGCAGATTTCAGCCAGACAGTAGGACAGGATGGAAAGATCAGCAATGAGAAACTTACGGAAGCCCTGAATAAGGTGCTAGAGGATATTCCTGCATTAAAGCCGCAGGAGACAGATACTACAGGTTTCCTTCATGTAGGGACAGGCGGAGATCCTTCGCAGCATACACAACAGGCAACCGTACAACAGCAACAGACACCGACCAAAAGATGGAATCGGTGGAACTAAGGAAAGGAAGGTATGAGATATGCCTAATTTAAACTATGCACAGCAGTGGAGTCCTGAACTCCTGCAGATTCTGATGCAGGGAGCGTTAACCTCTCCCTTTATTACATCTAATGTAAGATGGCTGGATGCGAAGACATTCCACTTTACACAGATGAGCACTACTGGTTATAAGAATCACAAAAGAACCGGTGGATGGAACACAGGATCCTTCGATCAGAAAGATGTTCCTTTTACAGTAACTCATGACAGAGACGTTCAATTCCTTGTAGACAAGGCAGATGTAGATGAGACCAATGCAACAGCATCCATGCAGAATATCTCCAGAACCTTCGAACAGACTCAGGTAGTGCCTGAGACAGATGCCCTGTTCTTCTCCCGTGTGGCACAGGTGGCACAGAAGGAAGAGGGATATCACAGCCAGACCGCTATTTCTGCTTATACAAAGGCAAAGGTATTCGGAATGCTGAAGGACATCCTTGCAAAAGGTAAGTTGAGACGGTACAAGGCAAATGGCAGCCTGCTTATGTATGTGGCCAGTCCCATTATGGATGCACTGGAGCAGTCTACAGAATTTACCCGTAAGATTGAACTTACGCAGATTGCTGAGGGCGGTATTGGTATCGAGACCAGAGTGACAGATATTGATGGTGTACCCATCATGGAAGTTATCGACGATGAGCGTTTCTATGATGCTTTCGACTGGGAGCCTGCTGAGGGTGGATTTGCTCCGCTGAAAAAGGTGGTCGAGGACACCAGTAACCACGTTGCAGCTGTAACCGGAGCTCATAAGATCAATGTACTGGTGGCATGCGGACAGACCTGTAAGACAGTTCCTAAGATTGCTTCTATCTATTATTTCAATCCCGGAACACATACAGAAGGAGACGGATACCTGTACCAGAACAGATCTCTGTCTGATACCTTTGTATTCCCGAATGGACGTGACAATAAAGTGGATAGCGTTTATGTAGATGTGGATACCACGGAGTATACCGGGGAGTAAGGATGGCATATGTCATACAAACCTTATGTAAGAAAAGAAGAATATAAAGATAGCTATAATGGCAGCGTGATTCCTGACGGAGAGCTTGAAAGAGCACTTCGTCAGGCCTCCCGGCATATTGACAGTCTGACATTTAACCGGATTGTGGCAGCAGGATTCGACCATATGACAGCTTTTCAAAAGGAGACCATCAAAGAGGTTGTCTGCATGCAGGCAGATTTCGAATATGAGAATGCAGATGAAATCAATACGATTTTATCCGGCTATAGCATAAATGGAGTATCCGCACAGTTTGGAAGTTCCTGGAATGTTTTCATGGAAAAAGGTATTGTCATGAAGCGGGATGTCTATTCGTTGCTGATGCAGACGGGTCTGTGTTGCAGAATTGCGAGGTGATTCCATGAAATATCCGTGTCTGGTGCCCAAAAGATTATGCAAGACAGATATCTCTGTTGCGATAGATCAGGAAGGACTGAACAAATACGGGGAGCCATTGAAGCCGGTGGAATATTCCGGAAAATGTAACTATCAGGACAAAGCCAAGACTGTGCTGACAGCCGAGAAGAAACTGATAGAGATTACAGGAACAGCATTGTTTTCAGGAGATATTTGCCCGGAGCTTCCGGTTATATCCGGAGGAAGTGCTGTGATATTTGGGGGTAAGCGCAGGATTCTGGAAGGGCGTAAGGCGAGAAACCCGGACGGAACAGTCAACTATACGGAGGTGCTACTGGTATGATTAGTGTAAACTCCACAGTAAAGCTGAATTTTCCGAAGATCCAACAATTGACGAGAGCACAGGTGATGGCTTTAGAGCAGACCGCCGAGGCATTACATACCAATGTGGTGCAGGCACAGGTGTTCCCAAGGGATACCGGCAATCTGCAAAACGAGAGCACTTTTGTCGATTATTCGGAGAGCAGCCAGGGAAAAGTCAGTATCATATCTAGCACATCCTATGCAAGACGGCTTTATTTTCACCCGGAATATCATTTCCAGAAGACGGAGAATCCGAATGCAAGAGGCGAATGGTATGAGGACTGGATCTCTGGGAAGAAATCAGAGTACTGCCAAAAGGCATACAAACAAATATACAGGAGGATTGCCGGATTATGATGTTATCGGATGTGCGGGATTATGTGGAATCCATTGAACTGGCAGACCATGTATATATGGGAAGCCTGCCGGACAAGCAGGAGAAGTCCATCGGTGTTTATAACAGCAAACATCAGCAGGAGTATAAGACAGCATTAGGAGGACCACAACTTGTATCTTACGGGACAAAATATGTCACCCTGTTGATTCACTGGAATAATTCGCCGAGAGAGTCAGAAAAGACAGCCATGACAGCATTTGATGCGGTGAAGGCTGCAAGAAATGTAACGGTCAACAATCAGTTGATAAAATTTATACAGCCTCTTTATGAACCGCAGGATGTCGGAAAAGATGATGCCGGTATCTGCGAATGGGTCATAGAGATGGCTGTTATTTATGAGAAAGGAAAAGGTGAAAAAGAATGAGCACACCTATTACAGGAGTATATCCATGCTATGAAAACCAGTTCCAGATCAATGCGGCAGCAAGCGGTGTCGAAAAGAAAATGGTTGATATTGCGGACTGCGAGACATTCAGTGTATCTTTCGATAATGGAGTAGAGGAATGGCATCCGTTTACAGAAAAAGGATGGGTGAGACGCCTGCTTACCAGTAAGGGAGTTACCATATCCGTAACTGCGAAACGTAACGTAGGAGATGCCGGTAATGATGCTGTAGCAGCACTTGCGTGGGTAAACGGTCGCTCTGCAGAGAAAGATGTCCAGTGGACATTCCCCGACGGAACCGTGGTGCTGTTTGCCGGAGCAGTCGTGAACGTAAAGAACATTGGAGCAGGAGACTCTACAGCTGTGGCACCGTTGGAATTCGATATTATGAGCAATGGAAAACCTGAGATTACTCCCGCAGCATAAAAACAGGAGGCTATTATGGCAAAGAAAATCGTAGATATTACAGAAAAGCTGAGTTTTGACGAGAACCCGGTATTGAAGGTTAAGGATGTTACCGTAGAAGTAAATTCCGATGCAGCCACTGTGCTGAAGATCATGGGTATTTTTTCGAAGGATACATCAGCTAAAGAAGTGTTGGCGGTATATGAACTGATTTTTAATGAGAAGGATCGGAAAAAGATCGATAAACTGAATCTCCAGTTCAAGGATTTCCAGACAATCATCATGGCAGCAGTAGACATGATCACGGGAGACGAAGAGCCGGGAGAGCAGTGACCCGTACTATGATCTGATCGGAGATTACAGTCTGATCGTATCATCCTTCCAGGCGCAGTACGGGATCCGGCTGTCAAAAGAAATTGATACCATGAAGTGGGATGAGTTTAGGGATCTTCTTATTGGAATCGGACCGGAGACACCGCTGGGACGGATTGTAGCAATCAGGGCCGAGGAGGATAAGGATATTTTAGACCATTTTACTCCGGAACAACACAGAATCAGGAATGAATGGCGTGCAAACAGAGCAAAAAAGGTAGCGCCTGATAATATGGCAGCAGTCCTTGATCAACTGAAGAATGCGTTCATTTCTCTGGCAGGGGGCGATATACATTGAAAAAGTAGATAAGAAAAAAGTAGTGTGTCCTTACTGTGGGCATCCGGTGAATGCAATGCAGACGGAAGATGCACATTGCAGAGGAATTTATTTCCGCTGTAAAAATAAGGACTGTAAAAAGATTTTTGAGTTGAAGTTATAAGACGCTGTGCCGATGTGCCTGTCTTAGAAGGCAGGCTGGTTATGAGTGAAGCTACAAGCGTTGGACAGATCGGATTAGATCTGGTCGTAAATAAAAAGGACTTTAATAAGCAGATGAGCGGCATCCAGAGCCTGGCTACGAAAGTAGGTAAGAAACTGGCTGCCGCTTTTGCTGTAAAAAAGCTCGTAGATTTCAGTGAGAAGTGTATCGAACTGGGATCAGATCTGAGTGAAGTACAGAATGTTGTGGACGTAACATTCCCGGCAATGTCAAAGCAGGTAGATAAATTTGCGCATAATGCCGCAACTGCATTTGGACTGTCCGAGACGATGGCCAAGAGGTACACAGGAACCTTCGGTGCAATGGCCAAGGCTTTCGGATTCAGCGAGAAGCAGGCATACGATATGTCTACCACTCTGACAGGACTGGCGGGAGATGTGGCATCCTTTTATAACATATCTCAGGACGAAGCATATACAAAGCTGAAATCGGTATTCACTGGAGAAACAGAGAGTCTGAAAGATCTTGGTGTCGTCATGACACAGACGGCACTGGATGCCTATGCTATGGCCAACGGCTACGGGAAGACCACTGCGGCTATGTCGGAGGCAGAAAAGGTAGCCATACGGTATTCCTTTGTTCAGAGTAAACTGGCGACGGCATCCGGGGACTTTATGCGGACTTCTGATGGCTGGGCCAATCAGGTCAGAATCCTGAAGCTGCAGACTGAGTCTTTTATGGCGGCAATCGGTCAGGGATTGATCAACGTCCTGACACCGGCAATCAAGGTGATCAATACCCTGATGGGAAAACTGGTACAGCTGGCGAATGTATTTAAAGCATTTACGGATAAATTTGCCGGGAAGAAGGGTAATGATGTAGCCACAGGCATGGCGGCTGCAGAGGATGCGTCTGCCGGAATCAGTGATAATATTAATGCCGCGGGAAAAGCAGCTAAAAAGTTAGGTGGATTACTTCCAACTGATGAATTGGATTTGCTCTCCCAGAAGACAGATTCCTCTTCGGCATCCGGAGGATCTTCAGGAATAGATATTGCTGGTTTGCAGACTTCCACGCAGGAAGTTGAAGCCAGTGTGGATAAAATTTCGAAAAAACTCTCAGATGCATTCAAGATTCCCGGTGTCAAAAATTTTGCAGATCAGTTCAACAATGGTCTGAAAAAGATTGATTTCGGAAATCTGAAGGATAATTTTTCAAGAATCATGGCTCAGATGGATCCATTGGCCAAAACTACAGTCAGAAACATTGAGACAATCATGGATCCGCTGGGAGGATATCTCGGAAACAGAATCGGAAATAAGATTGCTGTTACAGCCAAGGCGGTAGACCTAGGGCTGGATGGAATTGCAAGCTATCTGGAGCGCAACAGGAAAAAGATAGAATCCTGGAGCAGTGATGTAAGCCAGTCTATTGCGAACGGATTTACAAATCTTACGGATATCAATGAGCAGATATACAATAATCTGCTCGGGGCACTGGATAAAGCAGGACCTGATATTGTAAACGGAATCAATGATATTCTGACTGGATGTACTGGATTTGGAATGTCACTGGGAACAATCTTCGCGGAAGGGTTTGAAATTTCCACAGAACACACATCCCAGTGGTTGAAAGACAATCAGGAGCTGATAGAAGGTACACTCACAGATCTGTTTGAATTCGGTGGAGAATGTGCATCACTGGCAGGAAAAATTGTTGAAGAACTTGGTAGCTCTCTTACAGACTGGTGGGAGTCTCAGGGAAGCAGTACCTTTGGAAACATTGTAGATGCCTGGAATGATATCAAGAAGACGGTTTTAGAACTGTGGAATGATATTGCAATGCCGGTACTGAATCATGCAAAGGAAGCGTTACAGGAATTATGGGAAGAAAATCTAAGACCACTATGGGATAACATTCTTAATCTGATCAGCTCAGTAGGCGATTTCCTTGCAGCCGCGTGGAGTACCGTAATCAAACCAATTATTGGGTATCTGACACCGACAATCAAGCAGGTGGCAGACATTGTGATAAACATCATGAGTACCGTATTCGCAACCGTGTCAGACATTATATCTGGAGCTATGAAAATACTGGGAGGACTGTTGGACTTCCTCACCGGAGTGTTTACAGGCAACTGGAAAAAGGCATGGGAAGGCTTACAAAAAATTACGGATGGAATCTGGCAAGCAATTTGGGGATCTATCAAGGGAGTATGTAATCTTATTATTGACGGTGTGAATGCAATGATTTCACTGATATATTCTACACTACGCAATGTGGTAAATGGCATCGGAAGCGTCGCAAAGAAGGCAGGAGATCTGGTTGGAAAAGACTGGGGCTTCGAAATGCCGAGTGATCCACCGCAGATACCTAAATTGTGGAATGGTGGATATGTCAAGGCTAATACGCCACAGCTTGCCATGATAGGTGATAATAGGCATCAGGGAGAAATTGTATCACCGGAAGATAAGTTACAGAAAATGGCACTGAGTGCAGCGCAGGCTACGGCAGGATCTGGAGGAACCATTTCCGCGGAAAAGCTGGATAAGATCATTACACTTTTGGAGACCATCATCAGAATCATAGCTTCTGGAAATACGATAGAAATAAATGGCGTGAAATTTGCGGAATTATTGAAAAAGGTAAACAGGGAGTATTTTAAGGCAACCGGAAATTACCTGTTGCTGGATGTATAAGGAGGCAACAGAATGGCATTTCAAGGGTGGCTGTTAAAAGTAGGAGATACAGATATTTCGAAATATGTGGATATCGAAAATTATAAGGTAAGCCCGGAACAGAGAGCAGACTTGGATTCTGACAGAAATGGATTGAATAAGTTATACCGTGAGGTCGCAGACCATTATACAACCAAAATAGAGTTCAATACAATTCCTATGGAGTCTGCAGAAATGACAGATTTTCTGCAGACTTTGGAAACTGCATACATAAATGTGAAGGAAAGGAAAGCATTAGTCACATACTTTGATGTGAACACCGGAGAATATAAGACGGGAGAAATGTATGTGCCGAATTATACAGTAGAAACGAAGTCGTGGAACGGCATGGAGCTTGAGTATAAACCTCTGCGTGTTGCATTCATAGAGTATTAAGGAGGAGACATGGTAGATTACAAATATAAAGATATTTATAATGACACATCTGTTTCCAAAAAAATGCAGATTGAATGTAGTGATGGAAGTGTGCTGAATGAGGAGGACTGGAAAGGTGAAAGCGCAGAACTCACAGAGAGACTATGCTCAGAGAGTGAAATAAGTTTTGGCAGATGTGAGGCGAGTACTTTCAAATTGAGGGTCAGGGAACGGGTAGTACCTCTTGCAGGGAAAAAGATATCAGTATCAGTAACATTGGAAGGAGCCGATGAGGCTCCTTTTATGATGGGAGTTTATAAAGTGGATTCTGATGTACCTACGGCAGATAGAAGATATCGGGATATCGTAGCATACGATGCTATGTACGACATTCTGAATGCGGAGGTGTCCGGGTGGTATAACAGCCTGACATTTCCGATGACTCTTCAGCAGTTCAGGAATAGCTTTTGTGCCTATGTTGGCGTGGAGCAGGAAGAAATCACGCTGGTTAACGATGATATGGCAATAGAGAAGACCATGGATCCCGGAGAACTCCCTGGGAAAACAGTAATCGAATCCATCTGCGAGATTAATGGCTGCTTTGGACACATTAGTCGAAATGGTAAGCTGCGGTATGTGGTGCTGGAGCAGATGATTGAGGGATTGTATCCGGCGGAGAATCTGTATCCTGCAGATGATATTTACCCTGCTGATCCGATGGGAACATCTGAAGTATCCAAGAGCATGTATCTATCCTGTCAGTATGAGGACTTTATCTGCCAGCATATTGATAAGCTGCAGATCCGGCAGGAAGAGAACGACATCGGTGCTATCTCTGGTACTGGCAATAACTGTTACATCATAGAGGACAACTTTTTGGTGTATGGAAAGTCTGCGGCAGAACTGCAAACTATAGCTGATAATGTGCTGAGTGTAATCGGTGTCGTATGGTACCGTCCGGCACAGGTGGAAGCCCGCGGCAATCCCTGCCTGGAGGTGGGAGATGGCATTTTGTTACATACAACCCGTGAGGATGTGTACACCTACATCTTACAGCGAACACTGAAAGGCATCCAGGCACTCCGGGACAGTTATACAGCGGAGGGCGAGGAGTACAGGACCGGGCAGGTTAATGGACTGCAGAAGCAGATTATCCAGTTGAAGGGCAAAACAAATGTGCTTACTAGGACGGTGGATGAAACTCGTCTGGAAATGAAAGATATCAACCAGAACCTGTCCACGCAGATCAAAGCGGTGGCCGGTGAAGTTGACTTAAAAGTATCAAAAGACAACCTCATTGCGGAGATCAATCTGACCCCAGATAAGGCTCTGATCAAGGCAGAGAGGATTGATCTGGTCGGCGTGGTAAATGCGGATGAATTGGTCAGTAAGTATGCAACGATTGAAACGCTGAATGTGACTAAGCTGGAGTTAAATAATCTGATTGCCACCAAGGCAACCATTGACTCTCTGAATGCCGTCAGTGGCCGCGTGGGGAGCCTGGAAGCAGATCATGTGACAGTCTCTGATCTGAATGGTGTAAGCGCCCGTTTGGGAACGGTAGAAGCCAACTATATCAGTGCTGGAACCGTAAAGGCTAATTACATGGAAGTAGCTAACTGGACATCCTCCGGGGTAATCAAAGCAGAGAGAATCAGTGCAGCTACTATCGTTAACAAGCTGTCCAGTGTGGACCTGATCAGCGTAAGAGCTATCGGTGTGTCGGGCTATATGAATTATAAAGGTACGGCAGTTGCGTGGAGAACAAAAAACATTAGTGGGACTGTTATTACTTATTTGGGACCGGAGGATTAAGAATGAGCAATTTAGAAATCAAGGAATTTAGTCAGGCAATTACAAACTTTGTGGATAGTTCCGGGTTGCCGGAGGAGGTCAAGCGTATGGCTCTGCAGGAGGTGCTGATACGTCAGGAGCAGAAAGCCAGGGATGCGTTACTGGCGGAAATCGCAGATCGGGATGCTGCGGAGCAGGAGGTGAAGCAGGATGCAGAAAGCGTATAATCCTACTGTTTGGGAAAACACTCCCTCTATTAACACTCCGTTGAATGAAACGAATTTGAATAAGTTAAGTCAGGGTGTGAGTGAGATTGATAACCGCGTGATAACGCTGGACTTGACCAAGTTATCAATCACGGAAGCCAATGGTTTGGTAAAGAGTATTGAACTGAACCAGGATACAGGTGATATTACGATTACGTATTATTCCGGGGCAACCAGTGTATTACACACTTTAATGGCACAGATCGCCATTAACTTCGGCTACGATCCCAGCACGGAACGACTTATCATCTACTTAAAGGATGGGACGGAGCAGTACATAGATCTGTCCGCACTTATTACGCAGTTTGAATTTTTAGACTCGGATACCATTTATTGGACCATCGGGGAAGATGGCAAGGTAAAAGCTGATATAAAGAAAGGGAGTATTACGGCGGATAAGCTGCAGCCGGATTACCTGGCGGATATTACCGTACAAGCAGAAACGGCAACACAGCAGGCATCTGCGGCGGCAGCATCTGCGGCGCAGGCTAAGATAGATGCGGATCGCGCGGAGACTTACGCAAGCATCAGCGAGCCTAAATTTTATTTAGATGAGACCACAATGAACCTTTATATGAAGGATGGCGTAGGTGTGGATTTTGTAACGGATGACAATGTTTTGTATTGGAAAGTAGCATAGAATAAGGAGGATTGAACTATGTCAGTACCGGAAGGTTATAAATCTCTCGGAAAGATCGGAATATCTTACAAAGGAGATTACAACTCTAATACCGCATATGAGCGACTGGACGCGGTATTTCACAATGGTAGTACGTATTTGGCTATCAAAGATGCTCCGGATGGAGCGCCCAGGGATGATAAGACCAACTGGATCTATCTTGCCAAAGGTTATGATGGAGAGACAGTGGATGTGGCAGATTCAGAGATTGCATTTACGGATTCAGAGACCCGGGAAAATATTGTCAGCGGGGAAAAGGTATCTACAGTTTTTGGAAAAATAAAGAAATTTTTTACCGATCTGACAGCACCGGCATTTGCACAGATGATCACCAGCGCGGATGATCTGTTGGCTACCAAAGTGACCGGATATGTGCCGGATGCCAAGGCGGTAGCAGATGGATTTGCTGATGTAAATGGCAAGTTACTGAAATACGATAAAGATAAAATTTCAGTCAATAAGCCCAATATTGCTATTGGAACTAATATAATTGATGGTACAGCTTTTACTCTTTCAAAAGGTATATATTTTATTACTGTTAAAGTACAAGGTATAAGCGCAATAACGAGGAACGATCAAAGAATAGAATTTTGGGTTGGTAATGCAAAAAGTCGTTTAATATCACAAGTAGTATTACCGCACAATACTCCATATCCAATAGTTACATTTGCTTCTTTTGCGAATGTTATTGATGAGGATACATTCAATGTGTATTCATATGTTGACATCACAACATTGTCGTTATTTTCCGTTGACATAGAAATTGTTAAATTATTGGGATAAAAAGAATGGTAAAATAGTATGGAACAATATATAACCAACCAACTGGTTTTTATAAATAAAGTATCTGTTCACTAATCCAATTTTTTTATATACGTACATCTAACTTGTACTTGCCCATTTTGAAAAATAGTTCCTTTAGGAAATATAAGCTTCAAAGTTTTTGCGAAATCATCATAAGATACGTTTAATATTTCTCCACCAATGCTAGTCCAATATAATATTTGAGCAGATAGTACAACGATTAACCCGTCATCAATATCATTGCATATATTATCGCTTAAAATTAAATAATATATATTAGATTTTGTGTTTGATAAATTTGTAAAGCTAAAATCTTTATATTTTATTAACTTGCCATTTAGCGTAGTAGATCAGACGGCAGGCGCAGCCACAAGAGCGCCAGAAAGGAGCCCACATGGGTTACATAAAATTTAAAAATAAAAAGACCGTACAGCTGGTCGTAGTATCAGAGGAGAGTCCACATGTGATCCGGATCACCGGAGACAATCTCACAGTAAATACCAATGGCTTCCGGCTCTACTTAGATGCAGATTGCAAATACCCTCTGGATAACGGAGAGTATGCGGCATACACAACTTTATTCCGCGAGGGCGACGGCTGGTACGAGTTATCTGACGACGGCTCTGTATATATTGAGCCGGTTGCACCGGTGCAACCGGAACCGACCGAGGAGGAGCTTGCAGAGCTGGCCAGACAGCAGCAGATCAGTCAGGTGACCGCTCAGATTGATGGTCTTAAAGCACAGATCGCCGCCAGTGACTATAAGGTAATCAAGACCTATGAGTATTCTCTGCTGGGAGAGCAGGCGGAATACGACATGGAAACAGTCCATGCTGAGCGTCAGGCTCTCCGGGATCAGATAAACATTCTGGAGACACAGCTTGCAGAGCTGACTGCCCCCACAGAGTAGGAGGCTGCATATGAGAGTGAGAGACGGTCCTATCCAAAACTACATAGTAACCAAGAGCCAAGAGCCGATTACTTCCCTGCCGGGAGGTGACCGGCTTTTATATTTGAGCGAGGTGCGGCATGAATGAAACCGAAATGGAACATCGACTTACTGAGGTAGAAGCCAGATCGAAATCCAATACTCATCGAATTGATAAGTTGGAGAGAGTGACGGAAGAGATCCATACCATGTCAAACACGATGATTCAGTTAGTGGAGGAAGTAAAACACACCAATGAGACGGTATCAAGCCTGGATCAGAAGGTTGAAAAGATGGACAGTCGTGTCGATGACATGGAGCGTGCTCCTGGAAAAGAGTGGAGCAATGTGAAAAGAACAGTATTTAACACTGTTGTAGGTGGACTTATTGGAGCTATAACTACAGGACTTATCTGGGCTGCAGTGCAGGCATTTTTATTATAAGGAGGATATGAGTTATGAGTACAAGTACAATCATGTTAATTATTTTGGCAGTGCTGACGGCACTGGTGGCAGGAACATTTTTATGGGTGTATATCCGTGACAAGACTATCAATGAGATCAGAGTGGATGTATATCACCTGTTCTTGAAAGCGGAGCATGAATTCAAGAAATCCGGGTCTGGAAAACAGAAGATGAAGTATGTAGTAAGTCAGGCTAGAAAACTGTTGCCTTCATGGCTGCAGTATTTTCTTACTGATGAGTTTTTAGAAAGCGTTATTGAACAGTGGTTCCGCGCAGTGAAAGATCTGCTGGATGACGGCAAACTGAATGGATCAGAGGAGGGAGAAGAATGAAAAAGGCATTATCAAAAGGACCGGATATTTCCAAACACAACGGCAACGTTAACATCAAAAAGGTGCGGGATGCCGGCTACAAGCGTATCGGTATCCGCGCCGGTTATGGAAAAAATAATGTTGATGAAAAATTTGTGAGCAATGCGCTGGCATGCTTTAATCTGGGAGTGGCAGCTGTCATTTACTGGTTTTCGTACGCCCTATCAGTGCTTATGTCAAAAAATGAGGCTGACTATTGCTGTGATCAGGTGGAAAAGTACTGGCAAAAATGTCCAGTCGCGTATGATCTAGAATATGATACCGTAAGATACGCTAGAACGAAGGGCGTGAACATCACAAAAGATCTGGCCACAAACATGGCGATTGCTTTCCTATCCAGAGTAAAGGAAAGAGGACATGTTCCGGTCATTTACACTAACAGAGATTATCTCAAAAACTATTTTAACATGGATAAGATCGTTGCAGCGTTGGGAAAAGTATATGTCTGGTATGCTAGATATGGCACCAGCCTGACGGAAGCAGAGCTGAACTTCGCAGACATTTGGCAGTACACTTCCTCCGGATCCGTTCCTGGGATCAGCGGCAAGTGTGATATCAATATTTTTTATACTGACTTTGAAATGGTATCTGTTCCGGCGCAGAGGGAAGAAACCTGCAATATCAACATTCAGAATTTTCAAAAGGCTGCCAACGCAGACGGGTACCGGGATGCATACGGTCGTAAGCTCACAGAGGATGGCAAAGATGGAAAGAACACACAGTATGTCCGCAAGCAGATCTGTTTGCAGGCCAAGCGCGTAGGGCTTACATATAAGGTGGGATCTACCGGTGAGGTAGCCAGATGGTGGCAGACACGTTGTAACGAGATCCTTGGCGGTAATCAGGACATCGATGGCAGGTATGGCAAGACTGCCAGAGCGGAGACAATCAAGCTGCAGAAAAAGCTTAATCTCACAGCCGATGGTAAGGCGGGATATAACAGCCTGCAGGCGGCATTCTATAATTGACGGGTCGGCAGAAGGTATGGTACTCTGAATTTAACCAATAGAATCCTTGTCATGGGAGAAAGGACGAAGAACAAGAAGGGGTGTTCTTCGTCCTTTTTATATTAACTGGCAAGTTAAATTTACTGCAACACTACAAAGTTATTAATGGTTCTAATACCGGCAAAACTTTAACATTTACATTATCAGGTGTAACCGGATGGTCATCCAGAATGTGGTTGGTCATAAATTTTGATTGTCGTAGCACATACAGCGTAGATTTAACAGGTATTTATCTTGTAAAATACTATGCAAACACGGCAAATATTGGTACGGTCACAATAGAAAAGATATCTGGGAAAGTCCCGAACTGTGCGATTATAGACAATCAGATTGTTCTTACTTATATGGCAGATCAAACAATTTTGGGTTCAAATAAGATAATCTGCATTGGTTGTTGACATAAGCTTAATCATTTGTAAGGTATGTAAATGCTATGCTTACCCATTTGTCAGTAATTGAATCACTGTATAATTTCCCATCAGTGTTCATCGTAAATGTAACACCGCTGTAAGTATCAAATACCATATTATTTAGCGGACGCGGGAATCCGGTTGCCACATACCCTTTCACCCATGTCCTCTGAGCATTATTAATTATCATGGTAACTGTTTTACCATTTTTATAGCAGTAAAAACCAGTTTGGTTAGTGGTTATGTTTACTGTTTCAATTAAGCTTAACTTGCCATTTAAAGAGTTTGTATGGATTTTCATATAGGCAAAAAAGGAATAAAATGAAATTAGATAAATTGTGAAAAAATGTGGTGTACTAGTAACAAACTAGTAACACATTTCCTTAAAAAGCCTGATTTTACTAGATGTTTTTATTTCCTATCTTAATAAAGTCTTAAAGGTTTTTCCTGTTTTTTATTAATCGTTAATCTGTTACAATAAATTCATCGACGGGACATCTGTGGACAAAGCAGATGCCCGTCAGCGTAAGGACTCCTTGCGCATGAAGTGTCCGGGCTGCAGCCACCGGCACAGAAATGAGGGAGAGT